TCCCATCCGCATGTAAGCCGGGCCAGACGAGAACGAGAGCTTGAGCCCTATCAGGCGGGCGACGGTGTGCAGATCCTGTTTGGATTGCGACGGCAGGATTGTGTAAGGCCCCACCTCGACAGGCTCATCCTGCGGCTGTTCACGGCATAGCAGCGTAAGATTGATTGCGCCCCGCTGCCCTTTGAAGTCAGGCCATATCGACGAAATACTGACCAGCTCACCCCCTGGCGCCAGATATTGCGCGCCGCTAATCAGGTAGCCGGTGAGCGCCGCACCGTCCGCGCTGTTGCCCCGTTCATGCCAATAGATTTGACCGGCCGACGTGACGCCGATTGGCGAGCGGGCAACACTGGCGTCAACAAACGCCGTTCGCGACAGGACGTGCTTACACGGGCTCCCGTGCTTCAGATTGAGCGAGAAGGCCCGGCTGTTTTCGATCCCGTCCCGCTTGTCAGGGTAGAAGATCCAAAGCTCATTAAAGGCCTTGACCGTCGAAACAACCACCTTGTCCTGTTGCGACACGGTGAGATAGTCGGCCAGATCGCTGCTGAAGGGCGTGGTCAGGGTTTGCGGAACGCCCCCCAGGCTGTAGCCCCAAAGCTGATAGTCAGGCGAAAGCCAATAGGCGGTTTGGTTGTCCGCCGTCATCGAGTTGGCGCCCAAAAGGCCGCACTGATTCCCGATGCTCTCGAAGCGGTAAACCTCGTCAAGCGCCCCGATGTAGGACACGACGAAAGCTTGATTGCCCGTGTAGACGATGTTGCTTGACGCGACCTTGAGACCACCAACCAGCCGACCACCACCGGCAAGCACCTTTTCGCGCGCCGTGCTCGTCGTCGATGTCGTCCACACGGTTTCGTCAGTGATGGACGAATGGCGGATGCAAAGCGGGTTGAAGGTTCCTGATACTTCCTCGTTGCAGCCGATAGCCATAATGGCCCGCTCCTCAGTGACGAGGATGCTGGTTACGTTGACCGGCGCATTGGTGACTTGAGCGGCAACGGTGCCGGTGTTGTTCGACCATTGATAGATTTTACCGCCGCGCGGGCTGGCAATCAGGGTCTCGCCAAGGGCTCCAAAGCTCCACGTGCGGGCGTAGTAAGCCCCGCTCGTCGGCTGGCCATAGAACCCGCCGCCATATAGGCCTGCGCCGTATCCTTGGCCCTCTGTGCCGTTGACCAGACCAGCCGCAAGGCCGGTCGGGGTGATGTTGAACAGCGCGCCGCCTCGCCAGACGTAAAGGCCCGTATGGGTTCCAAACGCGATGTTGAGGCGACCGCTTAAGTCGGTCCAGGTGAAGGTGTTTCGACACACCCCGCCGAGTTGGTCAAAGGTCAGAGCCTCCCACCCGCCGATGGTTTCGGGGCGTGCAGGCTGGTCATTGTCCGTCGATACGAAGCGGACGAGGCTTCCGTCAGTGTAACGGCCTTGCGCCGCCAGCACCGCCTCCCCGAACACTAGGCCCGATGGAATGTCGAGCGGGAAGCGCACTAGCCCCAGACCTCAACCACGACTTGACCGTTGCCGCCTGCGCCACCAGCGGAACCCGTGCCGGATGCGACACCGCCCCCGCCACCGCCACCAGCGCCGCGACCACCTGCACCGCCAACGCCACCTGGGCCGGCGCCCGTTGCGCCGCCGCCGCCGCCGCCGCCGCCGCCCATGCCGTAGGTCGCGGGGTTCGTGCCCGCCGTGCCTGCGGTTGGGGTTGCGCTGATAGTGCCCTTAGCGCCTCCAGCAGCGTAACCAAAAACGCCTGCGGCTGTCGCGCCGTTTTCACCTGACACAGTCGAACGGCAACCCCAGCCGCCGCAAGACCCACCGGGCGTGGATTGAAAAGCGGTCGATCCAGATGTCCCAGGGTCAATAGGCGTACCACCCGGATACTGACCGCGCCCACCAACCGTGCTGCTGTTGCCGGTGCCGTTTGCAGCCTTGAATCCGCCACCAGAGCCGACAAACGCGCCGAAGCTGGAAGGCCCGCCGTCGCCGCCTTGACCGCCTCCAGCCGTACCGCCAGCACCCCCAACGCCAACAGTTACAGCAACGGTTGAACCAAGCAGGCTGATGGAGATGTCACCAACCGAAAGACCGCCGCCTGACCCGGCGTTGCCGCCGTTGGTTGTTGAGTTGCCCCAACCGCCCGACCCAGCCCCCAGCACATAGGCCCGAACAATGCGGCCCTTGCCCGTAGCATCGACGTTACCCGCGTTGTCGGCGGGCTTCGTCCAAGTGCCATCAGCGTTAAAGATTTGACGGTCGAGGAGCTTGGCCCCGCCGCCGACGTTCACGAAGGATTCGACAGCACTCATTGGATGACCCGCCAATCGCCAGATTGATAAGTTAGGCCGAACGACAGAGCGCGGGTTGTCGCGGTCATGTTTTCGGCAAGGCCCATGATGGTTTTGCCGTTGCGGGCGATGGTCAGGGCGTAGGTTGCCCAGCCGCCCGTACTCAGCAGGAACCCGCCGTCTGCAAACCGGATCACGTCGCCGTTTTGGGGGCTTGCTGGCAGGGTTGCCGTGACCGCTGCGCTAGCCGTGTTGACGAGGTAGCTAGCGCCCCGATCCGCCGTGAAGTCAGCCGACTTTACCTGCGGACCGACATCCCAGAGCGGGGCCGACTCGTCAGCCTGGACCTTCAAGGCCCGGCCACCGTTGCCCGGCAAGGCGGGGAACTCGCCAACGACAGAACCGAACACCAGAGCGTCAGCGTAAGCCTTGGTCACGGCGTCAGTCGTGGCGGTGGGTGATCCCACGTTGGTCAGGCGACTAGCGCCGAAATCGTTCGTCTGGACCTTCTTGACCGTCCCGGCACCATCGCAAGCAACTAGCCCGCTGTCGCCCGCCTGGAACGTGACATTCGTCGCGCCGCCCGCCGTGATGATTAGCGGCCCAGCAGTGTCGTTGATGACGACATACAGCTTCGAGTAGCCCGGAACCGTGACCGTGCCGCCCGTGCCGCTGGTGGCGTGCAGAATGGCTTTGCGGCCCTCCGTATCGACGCCGTTGGTTGAGGTAAGGGTCTTGGTTCCCGACAGCGCGAACGCCACACGCCCCCGGATTGCCTGATCAATCAGGTTCAGGGCGCTGGAGTTGAGATAACCGCCCCAAACGGTTTCATTGGCTCCAGTTTCCTGAAGGATGAAGCCGAGTTCAGTATAGCCATCAGCCATCAGACGGACCCTCTCGTGTCATAGCGTCGCCAGTTGGTGCCGTCGCTGAACACCGGGCAGGACGCACCCGCACCGTCCACGTCGCGGACGTAGATCGTGCAGCCCTCCCATGATGCGGCGGGGGGCAAATTGGCCACCGCATCAACCTTGAGGTCGCGCGCGGGGCGATCTGGCGTGATCTTGGAGAACCGGCCCTCAGCGGCTGTCGCTAGGCGGATCACCAGCGGTTCAAGACCGGAAGGATACCAACTCACGCGATGGCCCCTGTGATGGTCGGGGCGATAGGACCGCCCGACATGGCGTCGGCACGCTCGCGCATGTTGATTTGCGAGATTTGAGCCCTGAAGCGCGCTTCGTAAGCCGCCTCGTCCTCGGTGAACTTGTCGAACGACGCCGCCGCGCTCAGAGCCCCGTAGAGGTAGGCAAACGGGTATCTGACCAACAGGTCGTTGGTGTCAGCGTCTGCCGTCATGGCGGGAAGCTGGCGATAGTACAGCAGCTTGCCGGTATAGGTCGTGTCGGGGACCGGGCCGAACGCCATGTTAGAGCCTTCGCGGCTGAACAGGGTCGGGCGCGTCGGCGTCTGCATGGTGCGCGCCCTCAGCACCTGATCAAGCGTTGCGGGCGACAAGGGCTCATCGTAACCGCTGTCGATCCACAGCCGGGCGGTTGCGCGGAAATCGGAAGGCAGGGCCACGGATGACGCGCTAATGGTCAAATCAGCCGACGCTTGCAGCAAGGGAATACGCAGTTCGCGCATCAGTTCGGTGTGCGCGTAGTGGATGAAAACCGGGATGTTGGTTTCAAACAGCGTCAGGCTTCGCGAGCTATAATCGCGGATGGCCTGCTTCAGTTCTGCATAGGTTGCCAGGGTCATCAGACACGCCCCGGCGCCGTACGCAGATGCTGCCAATCTGGGTCGTTGAGCTTGCGGTTAAGCTGCTCTTTGGCGTTGGGGTCGAGATACCACCAACCCTCCTCGTTGAGCCACTTAACCGCAATGATGTCCGGGATAAACGCA